TGTTTATTTGTTACTGTGAATCTTTGGTTTTGTTTCTCCATTTACACGAGTTACCTTAAAGTATTGACCAATGAAATCGTTATTGAGAATCTTTTCAATAGAAATAGCTAAACGTTCTTCGTATTCAGCATCACTCATGTCTGATGTGTCAGAGTCAAAGTATCTAGCCAAATATCCTGAAGTACAATAGCCCTTTGATTCATCATACCGGTACCAATTGTCAAAGTCAACAAAAGGATCAAAAGGGTTGTCTACTGTTGTGATCCACACATGTAATGTATCATTACGATCAGCAGAACTCTGTGTTGCTAATCTAAGAGATCCGTCTTTTGCATCATTCATTCCCTTATTCTCCTTTCTATAAATATTTGTTGATAGTTGACACAGAAAGTCCAGTAGCTTCAGCAACTTCAGCTTGTGTATAACCAAAGTTAAGCATAGACTTAATTCTTGCAGCTTGTGAAGCATTAACTGCAACAGTTTTCTTAGGAGAAGCAAGTTGTTTAACCTTGTCTGAATCAGCACTATTAAGTATTTGCTCAAGCTTTGATGTACTGATTGCACCAGCTTGAATTGCTTGCCACTCTTTGTCTGATATGTCTACTTGAACATTTGACTTAGATGCACCAACCTTTGCTCTAGCTGCAGTTAAAGCTTGCTGACCAGCTCTTTTTATTTCATCAGGTGTCCAATCAGGATTAGCTGCTTGCTTCTCCTTTAAGGTTTTATTAGCTATTATTTGGGCCTGCCTCTCCTTCGGTGCGTTCTGTAATGCCCTATTGAGCTTAGCGTTAAGACTTGCAACTTCTGTCGAATATACTGCCTTAGCTTTAGCATTCATTTCTATGTTCTTAGTTGCAACCTGATTCTTTCTAGCTAAGTTAGCCATAGCTTTAAGTGCATTAGCGTAGTCAGCATAGGCAACCTCTTTTGGATTTGGATCTTTAGATAACAAGGTACGGGCATCCTTAGTAGCTGCCATCTTAGTTGTTTTTGTAGTAGCCAGTTTTTCGCCATTTGATCCCCAGGTGCCGTCTTTGTTTCTTTTCCAGTCCGTATAGGTACGCCCCGTAGGCTCTGGGTGTACTTCTCCAGTTTTAGGATCGATATCCTTTAAACGAATCTGTTTTGTTTCCACAACATAAGCTACCGACTTAGACCGGGACAGAAGGGTAGATGCACCAGCATCACTAGCGCCCTGGTACTTTTTCTTTAACTCGGCTATACGGTTTTCTTCAAAGGACCTCTTATAGTCCAAGCCATGCTTAGGAGCATCAATTACAACCATCGAATGACGTACTGCTCTTGCGATTTCCTCTGGCTTTGCACCTTTCAGTGTCATATCGGTAATGAGGTTAGATATATTTCCCATTTCCAATCCTTTACGTTTCTCAGGAAGTTTTGCTGTAACTCCTTCAATGCCACGGTACGCAATTTTAGGATCGAAATCCTTTAAACCAACATAAGCACTAATGTCTGACGTTGTAATTTTAACTTTTGATCTTGGCGAATTTGATGGAATTACTACTGCTGTGTCGCCATCGAAATCGGCTCCTGACAATCTTTCTGCAACTTTAGAATTGATTCCAACTGCATCGATTGCATTACCAAGCATTGCTTTTCCTTGCGGGTTCCTATTGTTTACCTTAAGCTCTGGGATCTCAAATGTACCACCATGCGGATAACGAACAAGACAGACGGTTTCACCATTCTTATATGAAGGTGCATATATCTCGTTGTCTTTCAGAGAAGCCACTGGTAAGATTACTTTAGAGCTTTGCCTTGGAAGTGATGCTGCTTTAAGATCTACTGCCTGGCTGTCACAAGCTTCAGCAAAGTCTGCCAACAACTTTCGTTTAACAACAGGATTCGTCATTTTGAGTATTTTATCAAGTTCATCCTGACGATTGTCAATCGATTGTTTAAGCTGCTTCTTGATGAGTGGGAGCTGCTGCTTCGATAAGAACTGAGAGGCAAGATTCTTGGAATAGTGATCCCAATCGCCTTCTTCTTTTAGCTTGTTGATAGCTCCAAGTTTTTCATTTCCATCCTTATCTTTGTAATGGTACTGTCCATTTGCTTTAATTGTTGCTCCGAACGGATTGTCTGGGTCATCTTTCATTTTCTTGAAGACATCCATTTTTGGCACGTCGCTTGTTTTGTTGGTATTGAATATAACATCAACACCTTTTGGAATGTCGTCTGAATAGATTGCCATACCTTTCAGATAATGAGTACCATCGACAGCAATTCTTACCTGCGCATAATGTGAGTCTCCAAGATCAAGATCTGCAACTCCTCTTCGAAGCTCAATAACACCATCTTTCTCTAATCCGCCTTTGTCACCATATCGAACAGCTACTCGACTCGACGAGATACTTGCTGGATACTCCGGTGCCCAGAATGTTGTTCCACCATCATGAGAATACTCGTTTACTGGCTGAATCTTGTCAATGTGTTGCTGAACATCTTTCCATTCAGTTCCTGGGGGGCAAAGAACTTTGGTAGTTGTATACTGCCCTTTCTGGTTGATTTGCGGAACTCTTACAGAGTGCACTTCATAACCAGCTTCTTTTAAGATCTGAAGAGATACATCCAATCTTGTTTTTGTGATCCCCATTTCTCTTTCGACTCCGGTACCAACGTCGACAAAGTTCTTAGTGCCGACTCTCTTGGCTAGAGTCTCTGCTGCGTTGATACATGCGTCTTTCTTCAGCTTTTCACCTTGGTTTAATAACGATCGAACTGTTGATTCTTTTGATGCGGAATCAAACATCATTTCAGCTATTTTGACATTGGAATACCCATGTTCTTTCAACTTCATAACTCTATTGATTCGATCTACTTTTTCAGCATTGACATAAATCGACTGCTTATTTCTAAACTCAGTCGTTTTCATGCCCATGAATGCAGCAATTTCTTTTTCACTTTTTCCTCGAGATTTCATCTCTTGAACAGTCCTTAAGAACTCTGCATTATGCTGATATGGATTATCCCCAGAACCCCAAGGATATCTCCCCGAATGACGAGGAGTACCATAATGTGCTAAGTGGCTCATTCAACGCCCTCCTCTTTCTTAACAGTTACAATAATTTTATCAAACGACTTGATCTTGTCCATGATTGGCAATATAATTTCCGGTGTAGGAACCTCTTTAAGAATCTCATTATTTTGATAGATTCTTAATTCTATCCCAATATCCCCTGGCTTAATACCATACTCTAAACAAAATAATGCAGTATAAATTTCCAACTGCTGCATATGGGCAGGAATATCGCCTGTTTTTAAATCGTGAATTCTAAGAAAATCTTTAGAAAACTTAATAGCGTCAGCTGTTCCAAAACAATTCTCAGAATAATATAGCACCTGCTCTGGTGTCATTCTGTAGCCAATTGCATCGTTTACATGCATATTGAGTGTTAATGGTGATCTTGGCAATTTCTGTCGAAGCTTGATACATTTTGCTGCAAACTCATGCAACTCTGTTCCTTGCTGCGCTTTCAAAAATCGCCGGTAAGTACTTTCAAGCTTTTCAGAGTCATAGTTTATCCAATGATACTTGCTAGCTCCGAGATATGCGTGATCTCCTTCTTTTACTTGTGAATGTTTCCTGAATTCCATTATAAACCTCCGTCTTATTTTTAGGGTAAATGAAACTTCCGTATTGGCCGAGTTCATTTGCCTTGTTTACATAATAGTCCTGATTAGGTCTGTGACTAGCATTAGCATCTCTTTTAACTTCGAGTAATGCCCAACCTTCTCTGTCTAACAAAACTAAATCCGGAATGCCCTGTTTGTAATTAGGGTCGTTCTTTAAAATAATAGAATCTGGGAATAACTCTTTTAACTCCGAAATTATATCGGATTGAATTTTGTTTTCTTTCTTCATTGTTCTCCTTTCGTGAGGCCGGAGGTAAACGTAATGGCGGATTGTAGTAAACAGACGTAAGAACTTTAATATATAAAAGAGCCCCACGAAAGACAAACAAAAAAGGAAAGAGGCAGATTCTGCTCTCCTCCCCTATAATAAGCCATGTTTTTTTCGCGAGGCCTATTTTATGAAAGCAGACTCGTTGAAGTTCTTTTTCTGCGCTAGAGCTCTTGTAATTCTAAGCTCGATTGGGCTTCGACATTTTAAGTGAAAGTACTTAAGTTCTTTGTATGGTGTGGTAAGTCTGTCGATTCTTCCACTGGCCTGCTTCATCATTTTATACGAGTAGTTCTGTGAATAGAAAACCATTGCGTCTGTCTTTATGCAATTCCATGCTTCCGACCCAGCATTGTATTGAACAAGATAAATCCATTTTGAATTGCCGAATGGTTCCGGATCATGGCGGTGCCCATTTAATTCAGCAATTACAACATCTTCTCCAAAGTCTATATTTTTGATGATCTCTAATTCGTAATCAAAATTGTAGAAAACTATTAGTTTATTATGTTTTTCAAAAATGTTTAGTAGTGCTTCGGCTCTACTTTCATCAGAATAGCAAATCTTTCTTAGCTTATAACATAACTCACTAACGTTTTCTATTGGTTCTCCTTTTTCATAATCGAAACGATTCTTCATTAGGTCTTTATAAGCTTCCTTGTCAAACAAACACCAAACGTCTTCATGATGTTGAACTGCTGGATTTTGATATGGCATGTCTACTAAAACTCTTCGTCTTAATCTATTCAGTCTTTCAGTTCCAATGAATCTTTCGATTTGAGGAAATTTACTAAATCTAGAATACACACAATGTTCTGCAGTGAACTCGCTTTTGTTTTTGTAGAAACCATTCGCAATAAAGACTGGCATGTAGTCCATGTAGTTGTCACCAGGTGTTGCGGATAATAATATCCAGTCATTGGACTTTGCTATTTTAAGAAACGCTTTAGTCCAAGCACCATAACCTACCACTCGTTGCTCGTCAAAAATAAAGAAACTGTTTTGAACGCTAGCATACTTCTTAATGTTATTCCATGAATCTATAACTACTTTATGATCGTATATCTTGGTTTTGTCATCGGGCGTTAGATAAAACCAACTCATGTCTCCAATCCATTCACCGCTGTCTCTTTTCTTAGCAGTTGTTATTATATACAAATCTTTTGGATTCTTCATTTTCGTCATTGGTTCTAGCTTTCCACCATTCTGGATAAAGTAGTACGCGAGTCCGGTAATAGATTTACCAGACCCTGTACCACCACAAAGTATACAGCCATTATGCATTTTTCTTATTGCACTTATTTGGTGCGGCTTCAACTTTAATTCCATATTAGTCTAAGTCAGCATACTTCTCAGCAAACTTGTTTTCGCGAATGGTTACGTACATAGAATCTACATATGCTGTGATTCCGGTACGGCCAGACATTTCCCATTCGTAAGGACGAATTGAAATATCACAATCAATGATGTCAACTACATCGAGCTGAGCTACTGTGTTTTCATCCAGCAGTGTCTTGTGATTTCCAACGATAAGCCATACCTGAGTATATCTGTTCATGTTCAGTTTTACAGGTAATGTCCATTCCTGCTCTGATGGATCTGCTCCTTCCTGAAGAGGACGCTCTTTGATATTCCATCCTTCATTTCTTAACTCGTCAGCCATTACTGCATCATCGATTACAACACTGAATCCTCTTTTTCCAGGATTGAATCTATCTCTTTCCCCTGAAAAGTTCTTCCAAATAATACTTGCTCCTTCAATGTTAATGTTATTTACATTTGACATATTAGTCCTTCCTTTCTATGCTGCCATATCGGCATAATCATTTTCATGTTCATCGATTGCAAACTTCTCAAAGTCACCAAACTCTGAGATAGTTTCAATAGCTTTGTCAGCAAGTTCTTCATAATAAGACATATCAATCTTATCCTGAATATTGTTTGTTATTACATCTTCGGATTCAAGCCAGCGATAACCCTTTGTTCCAGACGGTGCAAAATATTTGTCGTCTTTTACTCGGAACAGCTGAGCTCCGCCACATCCTTCTTTAATTGGACAGAATCTTCCAACTTTACCAACAAACTTAAAGTCGTGTTCATCTTCTGCGAGATTCTCGTTAAAGTCGAGGTCAAGTTCTCCACCATTGCTGACTGCAATTGTCTGGCATAAGTCATCAAACTCAATCTTTTCATGTGTGAAGAGTTTCTTGAATACGTATGGTACTGCGAACTGAGTTCCAGTTGCTGTCCATCCTTCACCTTTCTCATACGCAATATAAACCGCATTGTTAACTAAGCAGATCTTCTCATACTCAGCTTCGATTTCGAATGTGTAACCATATTTCTTTCCGAAGTCATAGATAAACTGCTCAACTTCTGGTGTTGGATTATCGATCTTTATAGAATCAGTCTTGATGTGAACGACATGCGCTCCAAGTTTTTCAACTTCGCCTTTAAGTGTCGCCATAAAGAGTGCTCCACGCTTAGCAACGATGTTGTCGATGTTTCTGTCATCTTTGAATAGATTGCTGAAATGAGCTGATGTCAATCCATACACTGAATTGATTACAATTTTCAGTGCTTTTGCAAGTTTGTCCAGTTCTTCCTTTGCTACGTTTGCAAATCTAGCGAATGCTCCACCAAATAGAGTCTTTAATGATTCAACATCACGATGTTTAATTGCAATACGAGCATCAACCAGATCTTTGAATCTAGCAGTGTACTTCTTGCCAAACAGGTTAAGCGCAATTACCGAATGCGGATGCATTGACGTTACATCAAATGTTTTGGCATTTCTATACATTCCAGGATCGGCGATTACTAATCCGCCTTCACCAAGTTTGATTCCACGATATGTTGATACCCCGTGATCAAATGTGTAGCCTTCAAACTTATTTGTTTCGTTGAATGTTTCGTTACCGTCCATGTCAACAGAAATACCTGTAGCAAGGTTAGTGTATATAAACTCTCGCTGTGGGTTCTTGTCTTTTCCAAAGATCAGTTTGCCAGACAGCATATTGTTTGTGTCGTTCGGACATCCACCAGCAATCTCGGCTAATACACATCTTGCTTCAAAGTCTGCAATGTTAGCCTCAAATGTAGCTTCTGTTGCAATGACATCATTGTCACAGTATTCTGCAACTTTAGGCCACAGCTCTTCCGGTACTGGCTGATCCCAAGGCAAAGACCATTCCTGATGGTGAATACCTAATTCAATCTCCCACTTCTTCAGACTCTGCTTCTTAGCGCAGAAGTCATAGACATCTGTATAGCTTAAGTTGTATGCTGATCCGAAGAAAGCATTTGGACTTTTGTTAATAATATCCTGTGAGAGCTGGAATAAAGCTTCCAATGAATATCCCATCATTCGAGCGTACAGAATGTGGTTATCATATCTTCGACAGTTAAATCCAACAAGTTTCATTTTGAGGAGCTCTTCAACCTCTGTCGGCGATGGATTTATCATCCTATGGCAAGGCCCAGGTTCTCCTCTATATTTCCAGTTAACCAATAACAGGTTTGGAAACACCTCAATATCAAAGAACACAATCCTGTCATCTTTTGGAGAGTCCACTCCTGCAACATCATCAGAGCAGTAGTGAATCTTTCCAACTTGCTCAAGACAATAGTCTGCATGATTTGTACTTGATGCGGCAAACGCTACAATATCATTTCGCATGTCTGTTACATCATAATGTTCTCCTGACTCGTACGCATCATCCAGAATCTTTTTAATGAAGTCAACACTTGGTTTGGTTCCAGGGTGACTTTCTTTCCGAAGATTCTTTTTGATCAATGCTCGAATCATCTTTTCACTGGCGACTACTTTAAAGTCGACCATATTATCACTCCTTTTCTTTAATGGTAATCCTGAAGATATAGTAGCAATTGATAAACTGTTGCATACGTTTACGATTCTTCGCAATGCTCCTTTGCCACTATAAACCTTGATCTCGATATCGTCGCTATATACATTGTCAAGCTGTTTAGGATCGCCAGTATAATAGTAATGCAGATGAACTCCTGCTCCACTCTTTGAGAACTCGGCATATGTAGGAGGCCATTTTGACGCTGCTTCTAAGTTTAATTCCTTAGACTTGTTTCCATCAGCATCTTTCAGATCAAAGTCAATAACTATTAAGTTCTCTGGAACTCTAACATAATGTAACTTGCTAGTATCCAGATCTTTCAATGTTGTACCAACTCGATCCCATGCTTTTGACGGCGCATCGCCCCGAGCATATTGCGCAGGACAATCTTTGCATGCTTCATCAAGAATAGATTTAGTGCTATCCATTTTGAGCCATGATTCTTTAGCTTTGTCTGGTGAGAGTTCTTTCTCAGTAAACTTGTCTTTCTTGAAGCCTTTATAATAGCTTCTAGCTCTAGTTCCATCTTCCAATGTTATTCTGTCAAGAAATTCGTCAAAGTAATCCTTCAAGTCTTCCCTGAATTTATACATTGGCATTTTGTTTGGAAGTCCCGTGTTGTCACAGTACTCTTTGTACAAACTGTATGCTGCTTTAAGTGTTGTTCCATCATCTTTCTCAAAGAATGGATAACAGCTTTCTACGAAGTTAAAGAACACGTCTGTCTTAAACATCATGTCTAATGGCTTATATCCATCATAATAATGCTTGCCATATTGCTTGTATACTTTGAGACAATGGTTAGCTATAGCTCCAAGCTCGTATGGAATCTGACTCATACATTCCTGGTAAGTATCTGGATCAAGTAATTTACCAGTTGGCTTAACATCAATCAGTCGTCTGATAATACCAGACTTTGCATCGGTGATTTTTACTGGTCGGTTTGTTCCCATGAACAGCATACTGTTAACTCGCATTGGATACTCAGCTTTATACTTTTCAGAAATGCCGATTTCCTCGTGTGCGATTATAGAGTTGAGAAGGGTGTTATCTTCAATTCTACTTAAGTCTCCATCATGCTGAATCATTACCAGAGGGTTATCTTTGAATGCGGCAGTCGCAAATGATTTTGACGAATTAGCTAAGTCTTTAGCATTAAATGTTCCACAATACCCATCAAACAACATTTGAATAATATTGAGGATTGTTGACTTACCAGTTCCAGCTTCGCCATAGAATACTAAGAACTTCTGAATCTTTTTAGAGTCACCTGAGATTACTGATCCTATAGCCCACTCGATCTTTCGACGTTCTTCTGCATCATACAGAGTTGAGATGATTTTGTCATAGCCAGGTGTTTTGCCTGCTTCGATATCGTATGGTAAGGTCTTGGAACGATAGTCCTCTTTAGTTGTCTTCTGGTTTAGAAATGTAATATCAGAATCCAACTGGATTGGTGACGATGGACTAAGCTGACAATACTTCTTATACTTTTCCCAGCGCCCATTGTCGAAATCTCTTAAGTAGTCCTTTTCAATCTTGCTGGTCGTAGTCTTGCTAACTGTTTCGTATGCTTCGTCAATCAAACAATCTACATAATCAATAACATCGTATTCATCAGTAGACCATCTGTTATTCTTTTCATCCCAGATAGCATAGAATGACTTACCTTTGCATAATATATTATCGACTTTCTTAGAAACAGAGAACGACGGGTGAATAACTGTGGCATCCCTAAACTTGACATATGAACTCTTAATTGTTACAAAATTCATACTTTTTCCTTTCCTAGCCCATTTGGACACAAAAATGTGCTTTCAAAAACTTTTATATATTTTCATACTTTCTTAAAAAGTTTTTAAAGTATATAAAAAAATGGGTTTTTGGCCAATAAGGGCATAAAATACCCCTAAAAAGCCACTTTTTTACCAATTTTTGCAATCCGCTGGCCATTTTTATTTTGCGTTTTTACCCGTCAAAAGTGCATAAATTTGGTCTGCTGAGGCCCCTTTTACGATAGAAATCAGCTGTAAATCTGCATTTTGGCCATTTTTTTCACATTCTCCGGCCACTGATAACCAGCTTTCGCGCTTACCATCAGACGGATTATACTGCAAAATCAGCAGTTTTCCACCCTCAGAATTAGGTAAAAGCTTACCAACATAGTCCATACTGTCCTCATTTTTATACTTATTTCCCATAATATTACCTCAACTTTCTTTATTATTTTTACCTAAATTACCCTGTTATTTACGATAATATCATGCATTTTATCAGCCTGCCCACCCTTCCAATATGCTACAACTCGCAATCCAGCACTTTTGCCATTCTCAATTTTCTCTTCGGCAACTGTAAAATAGCTAGGACGACCTCCATCGGCATGATTATACTGGCATATAAACATCTCTGATTTCTCTGTATTTCCCATAATATTTACCTCAACTTTCTTTGTTATTTTCACCTATTAACTTCTTTTAACCCACGCGTCGGGATATGATGTAGTATCAGTACTAGATTTACAGCTCATAAAGTGCCCGGAACTCTGCTGAGCACTCTCAATCTTTTCTTTGGCATTCGTCATTTCACTAAATGTATTCCTGGACCCTTTACGATTATCATTGGTTGCATCTATCATAGGTGACGTGTACCAAGGCGCTGGCTTAGACCTTTCCATATATACCTCCTGCCCAATGCCAGTATACAAGGCTGCACCACGTGACAGGATCTCATCATAATGATTCCACATCAGTTCATTCTTACCGAATGCTTCCGCCAAAATAGTTAATAACTTAATATCATTCCTACGCTGTTTGGCAGTACCTACGAACGGCTTTCCTGATTCTTTTTCCATAGTTTCAAGGTTCTTTGTAATTCGTACCAAGGCCTCTAAAACCATGTCATGCTGGGCAGCGGAACTGAATCCCTTAAACTCTTCCTTTGTCATTCTTCTTCCCTCCCTATATCTTTAACCCAGTCTAATTCACCGGCAGCAAACGCTAAAGCGATATTGCTAAGCATATGGACGGCTGATTCTGAGAACGTGCCCGTTGGGCCATTTTTCTCCAAATATCTCGCCGCATTTAACACAGCACCACGGCATTCGTCTCTGGAAAAAAGGCTTTGTGCGTACGCTTCCGCCTTTATTTTTTTAAACTCCTGCTCGGTCAATCTATTTTTCATAAATGGATCTCCTCCTTATAATTTGTATTGAGATATTCGCACATCTGATCCCAAATCTGCATACGTCTCAAGTTCTTTTTAGTTCCTTTGACCCACCATAAGCCACCTTCTCCGTCCTGCTTATATTGACGTGAAGCACACTTTTTAAGGATTACTTCATCGTCTTCTGAGCAGTCTAGATAAAGCCCAAGCGAGTCAATCATAACGTTAAACCAATGCGGTGTACGATCTCCAAATTCGTCATTTCCCATAATAGAATCTTCGCATCGCATAGCTAAGCCAACCATCATTTCAAGCCATGAACAGCGTTTATCAAGTAATGCATTTCTGACTTCTGGGTAGCTATAACCATATTCATAAGCGAAGTTTGCTCGAAGATCGACACCGTCTGCAGCTCGGTTTGCGTCAAGTTTATGAGACCATTCAAAGTCAGTTGCAAACAGCCATTTCAATCCCTGAATGTGGTCATTTTTGGTCGGATCAACGCCAATTTTGCTTAAAAGCCACTCGAAATAGTCCATTTTGACCCTATTTTTGTCGATTTTTATCATTTTTCTCCTTTCTAGACCGTTTTTCGGCCTCTTTTTTCGCTCTTTCATACCTGTTGACACTATGTAATGTGTCTGGGTAGTAAGATATCATCATACCATAATCTCCTCTAAGAATTCATCATAAGTATCATCCTCATACAAGATACAATCGATCTTGATACCCTCACGAGCATTCTTTACGTACAGCGTATCAACCTCAAACTCACCGAATGAGTCTAAGTTTTCCTCACCAAGCATCTTAATACCGTCTGCAATCTCTTCATCGCCATTCTCTGAATATACGGCATGCTCCTTAGGTAAATAGTTCCATACAACTCGCTTAAGCCCATCATCTTCCATATACTCACTAGGGGTAATCGTAACTGGACCAACTGCTGCGTCAACACGCTTCTCTACATCAATTTCGTCGATCTTGTCGATGTCTGGAGTCCGGATTTTGGCATAATTTACTCTTTCGAGCTTAGCATCTGCCTCTTTTTTACCTGTAGCCACGCTGGAAATGCTCTTTTCGGTAGCTGTGGAGTACTTTTTCAGGGCTTTTTCGGCATCTTTTTCCAGGTCTTCCTCCGAAGCTTTATCATTTTGACACTTTTTGTCGCATTTGCACTCGTGTGCTGCCTCATAATCGGCCTTAAACTGTTCGATTTCCTTCTCAATGTACATCTCACAGGCCCGTTTCATCCCGAAATACATACCTACAGCTCCACCTGCTGCTCCTAATACAAAACTTAATACCACTTTTCCGTTCATTTATTTGTCCTCCTTTTCAAACTGTCTACTGATAAAAGTATTAACTGAGCATTCGTTGTCTTTTCTAAACAAACACTCATCACATCTGAATTCCGGATCTTTATTAGACTCCGGGTTCTTCTCACAATAATTCTTTTTAAACTCTACTAAACATTCTTTTGCTGTCATTATCTTTTCCTCCTTAAGATCTTTAGTAAATTCGTCATTTGATCTGAAATACTCTTTTCCACAACGAACACAATGCATCATGTACCCTCTTCTACCATAGAGGTTGAACGGCCAATTTTTGACGTCCCTTGAGCCACACTTTTTGCATATCATTTTGACTCCTCCTGTTCTTCCGGCTTAACCCAAGATACCAACAATGCAGCGTAACGCTCGTCCCCAGAAATTACAGAATGATATCCTAAGCTTCTTAAATATCCAATGATTGCTATAGTGATTTTGCGGCTTTCATCCTCAGAAATAGCAAGTCCACGGGCTGCAAGTTTAATAGAAACATTGTAATTACCTGCTTTAGCTTCTTCTAAAATCTTCCGTTCAATTTCGTCGAGATATTCTTTGCACTCGTCATTGACAAAGCTAATATTATAAGCTTCTTTCGCACTGATCATCTTCTCTTACCTCTCTTTCTGTTGCACATGGCCATACCAAAATCACTGATAGGTACATACTCCTTATTAGGATCGCTGATCGGCCACTCGTCGTCGCTCCAAGCTTCATATACTGCACGGTTAGACTTATTCTTGTCCACTCTAATGTTGTGAGTTACATTTGTCTGCTTCATTTTGATTCCTCCTTATTATATGCTGGGTTGTCTTTGCACATATATCTGCATGCTCCCTGATTTCTTACCTGAATATAACAGTTATCGAAATAAGGACATGATATCTCTTGTTCAGTATATGTATAATCTTCTCTAGATGTATGATCAAATTCCTGCATAATAACCCCTCAATGCAAATCTACTTACCATGATACAGCTATGCACATTCCGATGATAATAATCACAAATTCTGAAATTAAGTCGATATCGTGTTTCTTGAAAATGCATTTTACTGTATGTATCACACCAGCTACTATAAGGCCACCTAAAATAAAAAAGCTCAAAACTCTAAAGAATATAAACACGCTATTCAATTCTCATCACCGTCCCTGTCTGGATGTTCGCATAATACTTGTGATGCTTGTATACTACCAAGTCCCCGTCCCAATCTCCACCTGTGCGATAAAGTTTACGCATGATTGCTGGTTTTCTAAACCAATCGATAATTCTCTTCATTTCAATTCCTCCTATTTTTCGAAAAAAAATGAAAAGAGATGCAACGGTGCTCGCGCCCGTGATCTCTGATATTGGGGAATATCAGTGCTCTCCTATCTGAGCTATACATCTCTTCTCATTATAAGTTATGTTTTTCCTGCGAGTTATTCTTGTTTATTCATAGTGAAGTTCTCGTCCCTAGGACTTTTAGCTTCATTCCTAGCCATTCTGATCCAGTTGTAGAATCGTTCCTGGCACTCAGGGCACACATCCATCATTCCTGGAATATCCGTAATGTATTCGCCATCTGGGGTACATAATTTCTTATCGCCAGGGAAACATGCCGCACCTGACTTGCCTTTCCACCATACTGTGATCCCGCTATACATTTTATTCTCATCTTCGTGGTATACACTACCACACAAATCACATTTACAAAATCCTCTCATTTTAATTACCTCCTTAAAATTCTTTATAGTATTTTGACGTAAGCTTCTTTATTTTCTTAACAAATGACTTACTCTTGCTGCTATTAGCATAGTTCGTTTTGTCAGTATACTCTTCAAAATCAAAGTCATCCTCGCTGCAATAAGTCCACGTAGAAGTAACATATAAACTTTCCCTAACGTTTCCTCCATAAGCATTGGACGCCGTATAATCTACCTTCCAAGTAATTGTTTTGTAGCTATCAAGAATTCCACACGCCGCATACACTTCAAAATTATCCTTATTTAGTACATATTTAACCTTACTAATTTTCTTTATTTTGAATGAATCTGGGTTTAACAATTCACTATCCTGGAAAACAGCAAGTGTATAAGCTAAATTCTTATCTGCCTTGGTATATTTAGTTTTTGCATTTACTGGCTGAACTATAATCAAACATGCGATAACTGCAAGTAATAAGTATAACCCTTTACTAATTTTCTTCATTTTAAATTCCTCCATTTTTATTCTGATCTTCTTCACGTCTTTGGCGCATAAAGTCATTAAGCTGAATAAGTATTTTCTTTTCAATCGTATCACCGATACCAGGTATGGTTGTAAGTCTGTTATGCTTAACCCATTCAGTAAGCTCTTTAATGTTTTTAGCTCCTCTTTTAACTAAGAATTTTCTAGTTCTAGGTGTAATTGACTGTAGATATCTGAGATCGTATGGATCTTTATAGACTTCTTCACCACGGAATAGCCGTACCTTAGTAATTATCTCATATATTCGCTGTGTAGAGACATATTCGTCCATCGCTATCATTCGAACACTGTCACCACTCTGCCAACGCTTGAATATTGCCAGATCGCGTTCCGTTACCGTCCAGTTACTCATTTTTCTTTTGTCGCACATAGAAGAACCCCCTATTCCATTACTTTCTTTATAGCAATATCAATTGTGTTCTCAATTGGAATCGTTATATCTACAGCTTCGTCGAGTGTAAACTTCGGAATAATGATCCGGTATACAAGGTTGTCCTTAGAAGCTTCAATTTCTATACCGTCGGTTGTAATTTTAGCAGCTATTTTGACATCTGTCTTCTCCTGAAGTTCATTAAGCCTTGCGTAGACTTTTGCAAATGCCTCAGCAGCTTTACCATTGTCAATATTTTCTTCATTGGCATTACGTACATTGAACAGTAAGTATGCGTCATATGTCTTAGCATCTTTGTACAATACAACCGACTTGATATCATATATTTTGTCATCTAAACTGAAAAGACCAAAAGCATCAATGATCTCCTGTTTAGTGTTAATGTTTAAAGCGTGTAAGATATTTCTCCATATCATTTGCCCTGTGAGGACACCATCAGTGCTATTGATAAGCGTCTCAAATCGTCTGAGCAACACGTTAACGGAATCCACCTCCTCCCGTACAAAGTCACTGTCTAAGTATATTGCGTTCTTCATTTCTTTTCTCCTTCTTTACAAATATCTTTGTCAGGCATTTACTGCAAAAATTTTGTATTGGTATGCCTTGAAAGAATTCTAGTTCTGTAAGTTCATTTTCATCGCATTGCTCGCCACATCCATCACATCTATACATTTTTAGCTCCATTCCTGAACATTCCAGCGCCATAAATACTATTAAGCATCTCTTTTACAGAGTTACTTATTTTAGATGCCTTGACGGGCTGGCCAATGTATGCTATAACTGGTTTTCCTTTGAATTTAAGCTGACCATCCATAGTCAAATCAGTGCAATACTTGTAAACTGCATGATCCTTAAAATACTCAGAAATAGCATCCATGTTTTCATATGAAGTTTCGATAAAGTCCGCATCTGGATCTTTGTTATACACTGTAGCAATTGCAATTGAAGCTGTTGCTATACCTGCTGGATGATTGTTTGCATTATTATAAGTAAAACTCATTTTGACTCCTTCCTACGGTCCTAGACCGCCCTTAGTAGCACCACTGCTGCCAAGGGTAATCTAATACACCGTCTCTAAACATTATCTGTTCATCGATTCATCTCTGGGATACTTCACCGTAAATGCAGCCATCGCAGTTGAAATCGATCAACAGCGTTCTCTCGTCTTCACCAGTTTCTTCGTTCGGAACCATAACCCACTTTGTCAGGAATGTTACGTTGTTGTCGAACTTGCCATAATCCGGATCTTTCTGGCTTCTGTATCTCCAGCCGTGTGTCAGACCAATGTCAGTAGGCTTCAGACCGATCATACGGTATACATCATTCAGTGTCAGGATGCCTTCACATTTTAATCTGGTGTCCGCTTCCTTCTCACGCTGTGCAAGCAAGAATTCATTTTGAGGATTGTCGTTGAACCACTCAGTAGAGTTCTCACGGTTAAAGAGTCTTGCATATGGTGAGCCACCGAAGTTTCTGATGATCTCCTGCTCTTCAGTTACCTTCTTTTTCTCACCTGTCTCCGGATCTGTTTCAGTCTTTTTGATTGTCTTCTTCTCAGAACCGTACAGCATTTCCTGGTCAACTTCTTCGCCATACTTATTGATTACATTTTGACGGTATGTCTGATAAGCCTTAGCAATTGCTGCACAAGATGCTGCTAATGCTGCCTGACGCTGTTTCATAATATGATGAGATCCAAGAATAAGACCGATAGATACTGCCTCGAGAATTACAGGTCCTGCGTAGAGCTTAACATACTCTAATGCTGTTTTTCTCTTTAACAGAATCAAATCCTGTGCTGCCCGATCTTTAGTATAAGGTTCCTCGAAATCGTCCGGGTTTTCTTCATACTCACATGAGGTACGTACGATCTTTTCTTTTTTCTTGTCGTGTGCCTTTTTGACAGAGTCTACTTTAAGAGTAGCTCTCTGTGTCGTAATCAGAGCTCCAATACCTGCCCCGATTCCTACAAATAACACGATCTCCGGAGAGTTCATTTTTGTCCAGGCCTTAGTATGGCCTACTACTGTTGATAAACTTGTTACTGCTGTGTCTAATGCTTTCATTTATTTTTCCTCCTTATTTTAGAAATATGCATACCATTCTTCGTACCTGTTTTGATCCAGTAAATGAAATCTAAGATATACTTTTCACCTTCTGTACGCATTTCAAACTTTGAGAAGATATCCTTCCACGTAAGCTTAGTACTAAAATTGTCTGTGTCATCCGGAACAACGAAATTTGAATCGGACAGAACATCCCGTATTGAATATACCTTGAAATCCTTTGCTGTAAGCTTGGCAAAGAAGTTTGCAATGAACAAACATCTTTGTAAATCGCTCGGGAATACAATCGATTTGCATGTTCCAGCAAACATGTGTGTTGAATAGTACACCTTCGCATTACCAAAAGTCTTTGATCCATAGATGACGTATGGATCATTGTTTGTTTTAATATTCTTTGCTTCTTCAGAACAAGAATCTTTGTAGTTAAATATCAGTTCGTACTTGTCGCCGACTGGTTCGATTGTGAAGCTGTCATGAACTTTCTTCCAATTAACCAGGTCATCAAACTTGTTCCATTTATTGCCTTTTGAAATATTGAACTTCATCCTTAAGGCAGCATCCGTAATTGAGAATTCATCGTAGCCTTCGCTAAGTATATTATAGAATACACTCCTGAACTCCTCTGCAGCATACTCGGTATCGAAAGTTAACTTGGACGGCATACCATTTGGTTCTTTTGATTTTACAAAGATTGTCATGTTGCCGTATTTGTTTGAATGCCATGTATCCCACAAAATATCTTTGACAGCATCCTGAGTAGCCTCAATATCGTCGATCAGATACTGAAGATAATTCTGTGCTTTCTTCAGATCCTCAACACCGTTTTTCTTCTGGAATCTAAGCAGATACTTCATAGTATTCCACAACATTGCGGCCTGCTTTCCTGGCAGGTCCTTAACCACATCATTCAGAATATCAATAGCCTCAACCCCAGCAATATTCTGATAATGATCTGGGTGATTTACATTGTCTCCCATTTCCGTCCTCCTTATTTCTTTGGTGTTAGTTTATGCGCAATTCCACAACGTGGGCAATTTACGTAAGATATAACGGCCTTTAATTTGCCCATGGCATAAAGCTTATCTTTTTTAATATCTTTTTTCTCATAAGAGAATCTACAACCGCAGTTTTCACACTCGCCAATCGTCTTTGTTCCTCGCTCAATAATTTTAATCATTAATCAATCTCCTCTAATCTTGGCAGCTCTAATATATATCCTCCGTCTCTAGCCTTTCTAATATGTGCTCCTCCAAGCTCATACCATCCATAATGAAAATCGTTAGCCTGTGTCGGAATATCAATAGACTCAAAGACGTCGCCAACAGACACTGATCCATACTGATCAAGATACTCGGTTAAAGTATCAAGCAATGTGTCTGCATCTGCTCTTGAGTCGAATCTGAGGTTGTCCATTTCATATCTAGCCCTGCCTCGAGGTGCCGATCTACGTCTGCTACGACTATCAAAGCTAGCCTCATATGGTATACGTTCTACGCTACCACGACTGATGCTGCTACGGCTACGTGATCTGTGTCTTGTTTCACCATAGAATGCCATGTTGATGGCGCCTTCAACCATGTCTACGAATGTGTCTTTTAATGCCGGAATAAGCACGTCATTAAAGATATACGATCCAACACCTCCGGATTCATCACTCAAAAAGGTCTCTCCGAATTTTTGACCCAGGGATTTTTTCTGAGTTGTTACCCTGCTCTTTACAACTTTCTCAATCTTATGGCGCTCTTCTGCTTTAGTAGGCTTTTTCTTTGTAGCCTTAGCGCCAGTAGTGATTGAGTTACTTTCAAGTCTTTCCATTTTGGCTCCTTTCTAAAACAAAAGTCTAAGACCATGTTTTCATGATCCTAGACCCAAGATTTCAAATCTTTTAAGTACTACTTTTCGTTTTCAGTTTCATCCTGATCCTCATCCTCATCGTCTTCAGGCTCGGCTTCACGATAGTCCGCATCCTTAGAGTCCTTCAGTCTCTTTTCTTTTGCCTTCTCGACAAGCTTCATGCCTCCCTTAACTGCCGCTTTTCCAAGCGTGTAAGTTCCGACAGCTGCTAAGCCAATCAGAGCAATTCCAAGTTTACCTAATGAATCGTCCTTAGATTCCTCAGTTGCAGGCGTTGTGTTAACGTCCTCTGATACTAATACCTCTGTGTTCTCATTCTGTAATTCTGACATACTTTTGTCCTCCTTAAAATATTTTTGTATATCTCTCATTATAATATACGATTTTTTTGCGAACTTACATTAACTCACGATAATCGAACCTAGGATTTGCAAAATATCCAATTGTCAGGCATGGTTTCCCATTTCTTAATGTCGAGTCGAACTGAACGTCTACGTAAGTGTCTGGTGACCATCCTACATCATCTCCTACTTCTACGTGATTTGCATTTACTTCATCATAGAATTCGTTCAGAGATATAAACATTTCTCCGCCAAGGAATCGATCCTTTATCTTTCCAACTGCCTGCAGTATATCTTCTCTTGTCGAATAGAATACATTACCGGTATACAGGTCAATGCAAACCTCTTTTCCTTCTGGCATACCATCAAACTTTGACTCTGGGATTTCTTTTACTCGCTCGTCTCTAGCAGATTTGGTAGCTTTGACATCTGTCTTTGGAGATACCTTAGCTACGTTTCTATGGTATCTGTCATATGCGTTAGCCGTGAATTCATACATTGCTGTCATAGCTGTAAGTCTGGCTGTGCTTACTTTGTATGATCCGATAAACGCTGAGATGCTTAAAGCCCCTAAAATCACTGTAGGGATATAGCACTTCCAGCAAGACTTTACGATCTGCTTTGGACCGAGTTCTTCAAATCTATACGCCATGTCAGATTTGTTTACGGACATTGGTAGATCCTCGTATTCGATTTCTCCCTCTTCATATCGTCTTGCAATCTCGTCATCCATTTTGTCAATTGCTAATGGCGTAGCTTTAACTGCACTAATTACTGTAGCTGCTAACCCACCGATTCCAGCAATCATAAGAAGCATTGGTGCATTCTTGTCGGCAACGACTGGAATTTTGTTTGCCTCCTTAATTAAACTGTTTAAAAAACTCATTTTGTTCTCCTTTCTATATCATGCTTGATCTGTATTCCATATCTTTGAACCAGCCTTTAGCTTCTCGTTTCTCTGTTTTAGTCGCCATGAATAACCCATGCGGTAAGTCAAGATATCGTAGATAATACCCTTCGTTGTTTTCAAATGGTACTAACTGAATATCAATCCATTCATCAGTCTTGTCGTTTTCGTCCATATCTATCTTTGACCACCCCACAATGTTTCCGAAATTTGTAGGATGCAACTCAAGATCGTTTCGAAATTGATTCAACGTTACTGTCTGGTTTGGACTTAAAGCCAGTTTTCTATTTAGTTTTAGAATAGCTGATTCTACTGTAGCTTTATCAGTATAAAATCCTTCATCTGTCAAGCTATCAATAAAGAATGTCAATCCGGTAGTGTCTATGAATTTTGATTCTTGCTCAGACACTGTTTTTGTTAACGGTTCTTTAGTTGCCTTCCATATTTCTTCCTCCTTTTCTTGTCCTACTTCATGCACTACTTCTTCTCTATATCGCTTAAAGTTAGCCTGTAAAAGACTCATAGCCCCTGCTAAAGCGGCGAGCTGTTTCTTATTTAAAAAGTTTGATCCAAAGATACACCCTATTGTAGCAGCGCCAACTACAATAGACGGAGCGTAAATTGGAGCTACAACCTTTACCTCTTCAATAAATGTAAGCTCTCTATGCTTCTTTTTCTCAATCTCATCAACTTTAAGTGTTGCTTTTATAGATGCTTTATTTGTCAATATGTTCGACACTACTACACCTACAGCCGCACCTATAGACAAAATAGTAGGCATGTTTCTTTTAATAAAATATCCTACCTGTTCACAGTTCATTTTGACTCCTTTCTAGAAAAGCTTAAAGGCCATGTTTCCATAGCCTTATAGCTGATTACCTAATGATTCTCACAATGCTTAATGTTAAAATCCACTAATGCTTTGAGGACTTCAGAGTTTTCTGCATTCTCATTCATCATCAAATTGAAACAGCAATTCATTCCCTGGTCGAATCCCTTGTTGTATACACTGTTAATGGTGTTAGCTATACCATTTCCAATGCAATGTCCAAGTACAAAACAACCAGCGAACCATAGTCCGTTTTCAATTAATTTTTTGTTATCATGTACAAACTCCTTTACCTCGTTTAATTTCTGCTTAGTTTCTTCTTTCATTTTAATACTCCTTTTCTGTGCTAAACAATAAAGTTCTCATTATAGTGTCTGAATGTTCTGCGAAAGAAGAGAGGACCTGAATTAGTCCTCATCCTCTTTTTTGTCGGCTGACTCTAAAGCCTCAACTTTCTTATCGACTGCTTTATCGATGCTTAACTGTGTCAAACAGATTCCTAAGAACCCTGCTAATGCAGTGCATCCAATCTGTCCAATCTTTAATAAAGTTTCTTTGCCCATTTTATCACCTCCTATTATATGAAATGATTTATTTGCGATTAGGCCTATCACAGAATATCATAACTAGAAATACAGTTAATATTGCTAATAAGAATGTATCCATATTACTAGCTCCTAATAAATATCAATATGATCTACTTCGCTTTGCCATTTCGGGTAAGCGTATGCACAACTGCCATGCTCTTTAACCTCACTAGACAGACTAGACTCATTCACTACGAATTCCATAATCGATCCATTGGCATTTTGACGCCTTGTAGAATCAGTATCTTTATCCGACTTACAATCAGCAAGTATCCCTGTTATTATTGTACCATTCTTTAGCACAACATCAATGTATTGGCCTATATGCGTTGTGTAATATGATCCAACAGCAATGCACCATCTTCCGTCACATGTCCAAATGCCAGACGAGTCAAGCCGATATCCTTCTTTCATCTTAAGCTGGTCCGTCCCTACGCCATTAATACAATCCGCGTCCATATATGAAAAGAACCCATTTTGACTTGGAACTGACTTTCTTTCACCTATTGGCGATCCTACAACTGGTGTATCATTATCTTCCACGGTAACAGCTGGCTCGAAATGATATGGAGACATATAAGTATCTTCTAACTCTGCAGTCTTTTTCTGGAGTTCTTTTACGATCCTGTTAGTTTCTTCTTGCTGCTTTGCATACTCATATTTTGCCCATGCTGTAAACGATGATAGTATTGTTGCCATTACAAGACAAAATATAAAGAATTTATCTTTCCTTTTCAATTCCTTCTCTCCTTTCTAGAAAAGCTTAAAGGCCATGTTTCCATAGCCTTTAGACTTAACTTTTTGTTTTCTTCATAATTTTGTCTTTGGAAAGATCCCCGGAAATGCCTTACTAAGTATTGCACCTCCATTACTCTCAAACACCATAACTCCGATGCTCAAACCAGCCCATGCTGCCAACGTTACGCCAGATTTGATCAACTCCAGTTTTGAATTAGTTTTAGACTGCTCCAGTTCCTTCTCTCTAATGTCGAGTTCTCGTTCTTTATGACTCATCTCTTTCATTTTGAGATCGTGCTCCTGTGCGAGCTTATCCTCTTCTAATTTCAACTTGTAGAAGTTCACCAAATTGTCGGCAATAGCGTTTCTTTCAGCACCGATTTTCTCATCAAAGAGTTTATTGTCCTCTTCAAGAATGGTTTGCTCTAATACCTCTCTTAAGTTTTCAGTTCCTTCTTCTCTTGCCATATTTTGACTCCTTTCATGTTAAACAATAAGTTCTCATTATAAGCCTTGTTTTATTTGCGTATCAGACATACGTTTAACCTCAAACGTTACTGTATCGGATTTATACATTTCTTCGAGTTCTTCCTTACCTTTTCCTTTAATTTCAAGAGCAAAGTAGTATCCTTTGTCTTCATCGTCCCTAGCTATTTTGAGAATGCCTGGATAATACGTTTTTATCATATTTTTACCAATATATAAACCAGCAACATACCCAATGGTCACACATATAATACATACTAAAACGTTCATTTTGATTCCTCCTTATCTTTTATATCCTATTACTATGCCATCGTCATTGACTATAGCTTCGATATCTCCGCATCTAATACCTCCTTGAACTGCGGCTGCGTAGGAAAACTCTGCGAGCGCTTTTTTTTGGAATTTGTCTGGTGATGGTCTTGTCTCTTGTGAAAATAAATATCTAGGGATAGATGTGCGATCGTAATATGTGACTCTTTTTGCATAGTTTTTCACCGCCTTTTTGAATGCTCGAACCTTTCCGTACTGGAACCATTTATAAGAGAAGTAGATCCTTATATGATCTGGTCTAGTGACAGTGGTTATTACGTCCCAACCATTACGCATCATAATAATATCGTGAACCATATAGTAAATATAATTCCGTCTAGAAATATCAATGTAAGTTTTAAACATTAGAATTCCTCCTTCATATTTTTGAACAGGTGCTCGAAGCTGTCATCATTGAACTCAACTGCGTGGTAAATATCTTTAGAGATGTCCCTCGTGTCGACTGGAATTTCCTTTGGTAACTTACCAGCGATTAACGGGCTCTTGCCTATTGTCTTCATAACTGAATTCAGCTCGATATATTTTGACATCTTTACAGCCTTGAATCCAGACAAGTCAATAATGCCTGTTCCAACGTGAATATCAAATATATTGTTGTCCAGGTACACCATCTTCTTGTTAATATCTCTTGCTGAGAACGGAATAATCATACTCTGATCGTTGTCCCTGTATAAGAATATAGCAGACAACATGCCTCCACAGTTCGGGACTAACCGAATAGAATTGCACTCTGATGCTACCTTACTCTCGTAGAAATGACCATCCAAACCAACAAAATCCTCAACATACTTTACTACCATTTTTGTTTCCTCCTTTAATTTAAAATATAAAAGGAGAAGCCTATGTAGGCCCCTCCTAGTTTTTATGATGTTTTTTCCAAACGTGTTTGATGATAGCATAGATTATCAATCCAGCCACTATAACATCTCCGAATGATAGTAATAATGAAATACCTCCTGCTAAAAGCAGTAATGTTCCAATCACTATCACCCCTAATAAAATAGCTCCTAAAATTATCAATGTAATCATCTCATTATACACTATGAGATTTTTGCGAGGCGTTCAAGTTCTTCCATGATAAGGTTAATGCCTTCGATTTTTCCTGCTAAACGTTGCGATTCAACAAGAATATTTAATCCTTCTACTGAATTTTTGTCAGGTAATACTTCCATTTTTTTATTCAATTCTTTCGATCGCGCTAAGATCTTCTCCAATTCCTTATTTGCGAAATCGTACATAATTGCTGCTTTGTTGTTTTCCAAAAAATTTTTTACTGTCATTTTGACTCCTTTCTTAAAACAAAAATAAAAAGAAAAGGAAGCTAATTATCTGGTTTCCGTACTCCATCTTTCGATTTCGTTTCCATAAGATAACTGTCCAGCCCAGGTCATTAACCTAGGATTCGCTTACTCCTTCTCATTATAGAATATGTATTTTTGCGAGAAAAGAAAGAGCCAATGTTTCCACTGACTCATCCTAGTTAGAATAGTAAAGCCCCTATCCCAAGCCCTATTCCTACCAGTACAATTACTGGTCCTAAAATCACTAATGTAATAAATACCTTTACTATGTTTGCTAAGAATTCTTTCATCTTTTAGCTCCTCCTTTCTTCCTATTATAGCAAAGGAATTTATTGCGAAAAGGTAGAGGACCTGAATTAGTCCTCATCCTTTTTAAATGACTTTCATTTTTGCTTTCTGCGCAAGTCGGAGCAAATCCTTATCCGTATACCCGAGTGCTCTAAGAGCATTTTCAGCCCTGGCTATTTCCTCCTCTACCTTAGCAGATTCTTTCTGCTTTTCTACAAGGATTTTGTCAAGCCTTTCATTTCCCTCTCTTAACATCTCCAGTACTGGATCTGATTTATCCTTTTTGCGTTTAAATAATCCAAACATACTAGTCACCTCCTATTATAGGTTATGATTTATTTGCGAGAAAGAAGAGAGGACCTGAATTAGTCCTCATCCTCTTCGTCATAACTAAACATCATTGCTACAAAATATGCAATAACTCCGCATCCAAATGATACGATTGGATTCATGATTCCCGTCATAGTCAATACTACAATTAAGAGTATTGCTACTGGGAACATCATAATTAACCAACTTCCATCTTTGAATAACTTTAATAATCCTTTCATATTTACATACCTCCATAATTTGTTTAGTATAGTTCTCATTATACGAAAGGAATTAAATGCGAGATAAAAAGGAAAGAGGCCTTGTTTAAGCCTCTACCTTTCTAAAATACTCTTTGTGCAATTTTGTCATGTATCTGCTAAGTTTCATACAATTTAAGATATTTCCATAGACTTTATACAGACCATCATCGTCAATATTTCTATATTTCAGATTATGCTCTTTACAATATCCTATAAATTCATCTCTTAAATCCTCTCCAATTTCAATATAGCCTTTTACATTAAACATAATAATTTCCTCCTTAAATAAGTATTTAGTTCTCATTATATGATATGAGATTTTTGCGAGGTAAAAAGAAACACACCCTGAATATCCAGCGATACTCTGATGTCCCTAGACCCTCGAATAGAAAGTCTAGAGACATCATATGTACGCTACTGCTTTTTTACTGAAGTAGCTTTACGCTTGTTATGCTGACTCGTGCTAATTCCGAGCAGAGCACCAAGAAAAGTGTCAACAGCAGTAATGGTTCCTACGACCTGGTCTCCATATGGAAGCCCCCAGATAGTAGCCAGTGTGAAGTACAGAGTACCTACTGCTGGTAAAGCGATCAATGCAATCCATTTAAGAATATCATACTGTTTATTCGTTAACTTCATTTTGACTCTCTCCTTCCTTTATTGGAGGTACTGTAAATATCTTGAGTCTATTGACTCCCTCCATAACCCTCTTTGCTGAGCCATTGCCTCCTAATGCTTTATAAGGCTCGTAAAGATAGTCTCTCAGATTCTCATATTCATCTTTAGTGACCCAGCCGCGTTCGATGTAGGACATTCCTAATGCCACAATACGATCGTGGGCCAGTCCAATGAGCATCTGACTTTGTAACGATTTCTTATCATCTTTTTTCTGGAGCCAAGCCCAGAATCCAGAGGATGCAAGTACAGCGCAAACGATCGTTACTAATGTTCCCATAATCTTCCTCCTTATACGATTACTTTATCAAGCTCATAAGGAATAAACATCCATGCGTCATTACCTAATACAGAATAAGCTATTGAAAATATCTTAGCTCCATAATCGGCTATAAAGTTGCAGACCCATTCTTCTGCCAATATCCAATATTCCGGTTTTACAACCTTATGAATATCGTCTAGCAAACCGTAACTAACAAGAGCACAATGACCTAGCTCATGGATAAGAACTTTTATGAGGAGTGCACCAGATAAGCTCCTCGACATGAAAATAATTGCAAGGTTTGGGTCTGTGGTGGCTAATGTCATTTTTCCAGTTCTATCCATAAGCATTTTGTCATTTGGGTTTACGAACTTTATCCTCCATAAATATCCATTCATTGAGAATCTGTCCATAATCGCAGTTCTCTTTAGATACTCATGCTGTCTACTAATGTAGAAAGTTCGGTTTTCATTCTGCGCTTCAATTCAGGGCTGGCCTCACTCCAAATATCACGCATAGAGATAATGGCCTTCTCGACATGTTCTTTTCCACGCTCTTCCATTCTCTCTTTGTCTTCTGATGAGCCAGTTTTCGTGTAATGTTTTCTTGCATCAGACCAAGAATCATACGCAGCACCATAAGTGCTAACTGGCTTGCTCATCATTTTTGGTTCATTTTGATCCATATAGCCAAAGCGGAGTTTCATTTGATCCGCAAACTCTGTTGGATCACCGGTGAGATATTGCTGCATATTGTAGTCCTCACTTTCTAAATATGGCATATATCCATATCTAGAACCGTGACCGGCCGAAGCGTATCTACCGCTAGAGACATAGCGATTTGGATTGTAACCGTAAGACCCATCTCCCATAGCCTCCACGATCGATTTGTAGTATTTTGACTGCATGCAGTAGTTCTCAGCTTCGTAAATATCTTTGATCATATCAACAACTTCGCCCATTTCGTGAGCATCTACACACTCAATTCCATGAGAAAGCTGTTCCTTGACAGAATCTACAAGAGTTGCCTTAATAGAACAGAGATCTTTCATCTTTTCCATTTTGACAACACCTCCTTAGGCAAGTCTACGGACAATAAAAGCACTATTAGCAGCGACAGTTACGTCCGTAGTACCAGTATTAGTTACGGTTATACGATCGTAGTCCCCGCAGCAATTCTTGATTAAAGTTGAAGTAGCTACGTTATTAGAAGCATTAGCGGCTCCTGGAGTAGCAACCATAGTTGTCTCTGGCATCGTTGCGCCTCCTAATTGGAAAGCAATCTGTACAGGAGTGCCTGCTACAGCACCAGAGATATTACCAGCAAAAGAAGCTTCATAAATGCCATTAGCTCTCATTTTGACAGATCCGGTGTTTGCTCTATGGCACTCAGCGCAACCTGTTTTAAGAAGAACTTTGTCAAAGGTAATGGACTGACCAGCAGTCAATACCTGATCAGTAGTATTTGATAATTCAATCATTTTATAATACCTCCATACAAGGGAGAGCCCGTTTCTAGACCCTCCCTAATCATTTTGACGTTAATTAGCAGCAACCGTTATTACCTGATCCGCAGTAGCATCCAAACCCGTAGTTTGCATATGGATTTGGTACTGTAAATGCCGGAACAGCAGCGATATCTGAAAGACTTGGTGCACTACCCATATTAAACATAATTACTTCCTCCTTATTTTACATGGAAAAACTGTTCTGCCTGCCGGATAGCATCTTCTTTACTTACCCCCATGGACTTACAAATGTTTTCTGCAATCTCCTGTCCTCTTTTCTCATCGCCGGATTGAATAACGTTAATCATGCTTTGAGCATTAGGGTTATTAGCAATATTAGGATTCTCCTTTAGAATCTTCATTGCCATTTGCTGAATACATTGACTTATCATTCTTCTTGTCCTCCTTGAATCGCGACTTATTTTGATGCCCTTGCCGTTTGAGCATATTCTCTATTCTGTCAAGCTGAGCTTTTAATTCTCCGGTGTTATCACCATTTTGGCACTCTGATTGAGCCTGCTCATTCGAACTTGGAGAATAGATGATGCTTTGCAGAACACCATTACTATTCCACTGTTTAGCGATAACGCTTTTACAATCCTCTGTCATAAACAGACAAATACTGCCATCCATTGGTATTTCTGCAGGCATGATATCCTGCTCTGAAGTTACAATCCTTCCTCTGATTGGAATAATTGGCTGTTGATTTGTCATTGCATTCGACAGATTAGGCGGTCCTACGACCTGGTTATTCATAACTTGGGGATTATGGTTTAGTCTCGGTCCTCCGTTCCAATTTGGTTGACCTACAGGACCCATAGACTGTCGCATTCCTTGGGTATTGTTATTTGATGTATAATCCATAGCAAAACAGCTCCTTTCTTATTTTGATTTAAGTGTTCTTACCTCTAGACACAAACGAGTAAAAGCCTAGAGGTATTATTAAATTTTCTTTTAACGTCACTTGGACATTCAAGAATTACTGCAATGGAACCACCTCCATAAACCATTTTGATTTATGTCAAAGACTCGCTAGTAGTCTCTGATTCCGAATTATTGACGTCGGTCGTAATAACTGGATCATTCTTATAGGCTCTGATAGTAACGTCATTAGATAATCCGTCATGAATCTCAATGACGTTGTCCAGCTTGAACCCGTCGAATGTAGTAACATTTCCATTTTCGTCTGTAATCTCCATATGAGAAATATTGTCTGCATTACGAGCCGTAGAGGCGATCCTGTCGAACACTGCTGGGGATTCGTATGTTGAAGTAATGTTCAGATAAGTTCTACCTGACTGATTCTGAGCATACTCTCTTGTAAATTTACGGATATCAACTGTTGTTCCGTTTCCAAATTTAAGTTTCATTTTGATCCTCCTTACTTAATTCTTTAAGCATATTAAGTTCTTCCTCTCCGATAATAGGAATAGCCCATTCATCCGGACAGTATATTTTGAATCTTTGCTTCCAATGTTTCTTACGATACCACTTATTCCAGAAATATGCATTTGCAAGAGATCTGGTCTTGTGCATATCACAAATATAAGTGCAACGTGAATCAGGAGTTCCATTTTCCTGGTAGTTGTATGCAGAACACCAACTGCAGCCTTCGGCAATAGGGCAATAAAAGCACTCATCGCTAGACTCTGTTCTCCTGTCGATTTTATTGAGACATTCGACACACTTCTTATCACAATCTCTCTGTGCAATACCGAAATTTACGTGCCCAATTCTAAGCGGCTCTCGAGATGTTCCTAGGCTGCTTTCCATATATCTGATACACGGATAAAGCCATCCGTCTGGGTCCATTGCTAACATGAAGCCGGTTCCACCGCACCAGTTTTCAAGATCTGTTTCTTCTTTTGGTTTGAAGAAGTCATTCTCAAATAGTGCCATAAAATGATCATCAGCTAAATCATTCTCAAGCCAATAATCGGCTAACATTTTGAGCTGTTCATAATAGATCTTTGCGTGATCCAACGTCCATCCTTTTTCATAAACGACATTTGCATTAATATCCGTATATCCAAGTTCTACCATGTGCTTAATCGCTGAAAACAGATGCTGAACATTGCCAGGAGCTATAGTAATCTTAGATCCCATGTAATAGCCCCTCGATATCCAATCCTGGGCTCCAGCTACTGCCACGTCATAAGACCCAGTGCCATCTGGAAAGACTCTACAAGCATCATGCAGAGCCTTATTTCCATCGATGGTAATTGAGAAAGAGAGATTATGGCGCCATTTGTTCAGGAACTTCTGAACTTTAGGCTCAAAATATAATACACCATTTGAGCAAATCGAAATACAGAATTTTGTTGCCCATGGATGCATCAACTCGATAGCCTTATCATAAAAATATGTGCAAATCTGATCAATAAGATCTACACATAAGAAAGGCTCTCCGCCAATAAACTCAATGATAATACCAGGCGACGTATTCGCGTCGATATATTCTCCAAGACGCTTGTCCCCCGTAAGAAGCATATCGATGAGTTTTTTTGCATCTTCGAACTTCATTTTTCTCTTGCCTTTGTTTATCTGGTAACAGTAGGTACAACACAAGTTACACTCATCTGTTACCTGAAATGTCACGGTACGAGATAAAGTTTTTCTGTCAGATGCATTATTTGTAATAATTGTCTCAGGATACAACCTTCCGATCATATCCTGAAACTGTTCAAACTTCTTCATAGGCTCAACCCTCTAACACTGTAATGTGCACAAGGTACTCTGAGAAATCTGTTACTTCCCATCTGAATTTAACATCTTTTCCTTCATGCTCCAGAACACGATGCTGCAGAGATTTCTCTAACTCAGCTTTAGCGACGTCATAGGAACACTCAGCCTCTTCAAGCAGTTTGTGATAATGCTTAAATGGTACTGAGTCCAGCACTGAAGCATCCGTATCATCTTTTGCCGACTCAATCATATGAGCTACAACGTCTTTTCTAGTCATAACCTCATACGCAAGTCTCTGTAAATAGTCAGCTGTCTCTTTGTTAAGTTCTAATGTAAAGTTTTTCATATTAGTTAACTCCTTTTCTTTTTATTCGTTTTTTTTATATTACTGTTGTACTACGGCACCAAACGCTTGAGCTTGGCATGTGCCAGTGCATGTCGCTGAGCAAGTTGTTGCGCATGCGTTTTTACATTGTCCACTACAGCCATTACTACAC